TTTTTTTTACAGGCATCCGCGAAATTATTGGTTTTATTGGTTTAGGATTTTGGTATGAACATCGTAAAAAAATTGATTGATGACTTGACTTTAGATCCACATAATGCGCGAAAGCATAGTGATAGAAACCTTGAAGTTATTGCACAAAGCTTAGAAAAGTTTGGTCAGAGAAAACCGATTGTGGTTTGGAAGAATCAAGTTGTTGCTGGAAATGGAACTTTGATTGCTGCTAGGTCTTTAGGTTGGAAAGAAATTGATTGCGCTTTGATTCCTGACGATTGGTCGGAAGCAGAAGTGATGGCTTATGCGTTGGTTGATAATCGGTCTGCAGAATTAGCCGAATGGGATAAGCAGGTTTTGGCTGCACAGTTAGTTGAGTTGGAAGAACTTGATTATGAAGTGCAGGATTTTGGCTTTGAGAAAATCTATCAGCCTGACGAAGAAGAATTGGAAAGTGCCTTTGAAAATTTGGGGAAGGAAAAGGGCGAGTTAGAAACTATGTCTTTTACTTTGCATAATTCGCAGGCAGATCAGATTAGGTCTGCTTTGGAGAAAAGCAAGGGTCTTGGGGAATTTGATTTGACTTTGAATTCAAACAGCAATGGTAATGCTTTGCACAGAATCATTGAGTTGTGGTTGGAAAAGAATGTCCGCTAAGAACATAATCGTAAAGCCTATTGGGTCTAAGGAAGCCAATGAGCTTGTTCGCAGAGTTCATTACAGCAAGAAGGTTGTTTCAAATAGCCAATTGCATCTTGGCGTTTTCTATGCAGGTTCTTTGGAAGGCGTTATGTCTTTCGGCCCTTCTTTGGATAAAAGTAAAGTTATTGGTTTGGTTGAAGGCACTTCTTGGAATGGTTTCTTGGAATTGAATCGGATGGCTTTTACTGATGCTTTGCCTAAGAATTCCGAGAGCAGGGCTATAAGCGTTGCAATGAAGATGCTAAAGAAGCACGCCCCAACTGTTGAATGGGTTATTAGTTTTGCGGATGGAACGCAATGTGGCGATGGCACTATTTATCGGGCTAGTGGCTTTTATTTGACGGGCTTGAAGAAGAATAAAACGATTTTGAAGATGCCTAACGGGGAGATTGTTACTGATCTTAGTTTGAATGTTGGCTTGCCTGGCGGTGGGAATGCGACTTGGTGGAAGAAGAACGGGGCTGTTCCCCTTGAAGGTTTCCAGTTGCGCTATATGTATTTTTTGAATCCTAAAGCTAAGGAAAGACTTACTGTTCCGATTCTTCCCTTTAGTGAAATTCAGAAGAATGGTGCTACGATGTATAAAGGTTCTCGCGGTAGAAGCATTGATAGTGATGCGACTAACTCCCAGTTAGATCAAGGCGGTGCAAGTCCGACCCTGCTGCTCCACCAAAAAAGTTAGCTTATGCCTGCGGGAAGACCATCAAAGCCCATTGAAGTCAAACGAAAATTAGGGAATCCAGGCAAGCGGGCTTTACCTAATCAAGATTTGATTCAATACTTAGACCCTATTTCTGGGATTCCTGAACCTGCTAGACCGCTTCTAAAGTATGGCAGGCAGTTATGGGATAAAGTCTGGACTTCTGGTTTGACTTGGATTAGCCCTAATTCTGATTCTGAACTTCTGCTTATGACTTGTGAATTAGTGGATGAACGCTGGAATCTTAGGGTCAAAGTAATGCAAGATAATGATTGGCGGGAAAGACGGGCTTTGCGCGAAATAGATTCTAGAATTATTAGCAATCTAAGCCTTTTAGGTTTTACCCCTGCAGATAGATCAAGACTTGGGGTTGCTGAAGTGAAGGCTATAAGTAAGATGGAAGCTTTGAAACGAAGGCAGGAAGCAAGGGCTAATGGAGAAAGCAAATAGTTCGTGGCCACCTGCTTGGGTTACTCCAACTGATTTGAAGTTTGGATCAAAGGGTGCGGATGCTGTTGATTTTATAAACACTTTCGTAACTTTGACTAAGGATTCTGTTGCAGGAAATTCTGGCGAACCTATAAGGCTTAGGTCTTGGCAGGAAAAGTTGTTGGAAGAAACTTTGGCGTTAGACGAAAATGGGTTGTTTCTTAGAAGAACTGCCCTTTGGGGGATGGCTAGGAAAAACGGAAAGTCCGCCTTGATTACGGGGCTTGGCTTGTGGTTTCTTTTCAATGGGGATGAAGGGGGGGAAGTTTATTCTTGTGCGGCTGAAAAGGAACAGGCAAGGATTACTTTCGGGGATGCGAAGAAGATTATTGAGAGAGAGCCTGAACTTGCTGCTATGTGCAACATTTACAGGGATGTTATTGAATTGCCTGAAACGGGTTCAGTTTGGCGAGTGCTTTCAGCCGAAGCCTACTCTAAGGAAGGTTTGAATGCTTCTGCAGTAATTTTTGATGAAGTGCACGCTTTGCAGGATAGAACGATGTGGGATGTTATGCAGTTGTCTATGGCTTCTAGAAGGCAACCGATAATGCTTGCAACAACAACTTGTGGGGTGAAGACGGATTCTTCAGGGCAGGATTCTACTGCTTATCAGTTGTATCAATACGGGCAGAAAGTTGCTCGCGGGGAAATTGAAGATCCTAGTTTTTATATGGCGTGGTGGGAAGCCCCACTTGATGCAGATCACAGGTCTGAAGAAACTTGGATGTTAGCTAACCCTGCTTATGGGGATTTGAATTCTAAGACTGACTTTGAATCTATGGTGAAAAGAACCCCTGAAGCGGAGTTTAGAACTAAGCGGTGCAATCAATGGGTGAGCAGTCAAACAGCCTGGCTTCCTGCAGGCGTTTGGCAGACTTTGCGAGTTGAGAAAGAACTGCAAGAAGATGACGATATTATTTTGGGCGTGGATGGGTCTTTTAGCGGAGATACAACTGCAATTGTGGGCGTTACTATTCCTAAGTCTAAAGAAGAAAAGCCTTATGTTTTCTTGGTCAAAGCTTGGGAGAAACAGCCAACAGACAACGCAGATTGGCGGGTTGATACTTTAGAAGTTGAAGAAACTATAAAGATGTTTTGCCAGAAATACAGGAATGTGAAAGAAATCGCCTTTGACCCTTTTAGATGGCAACGAAGTATGGCTGTTCTTCAGGATCTTGATTTGCCTGTAGTGGAATTCAACAGCACCAGTCCCAGAAGAATGATTCCCGCTTGCCAAAAAGTTTTTGATGCGGTTACTGAAGCAACTTTGATTCACGATGGGAATCCGCTTCTGGCTAGACACCTAGATAACTGCAGATTGAAAATAGACAGTATGGGGGCGAGAATTGTGAAAGAATCAAGGAATAGTTCTAGAAAGATAGATGCGGCGGTGGCTTTTGTGATTGCTTATGATAGAGCAACTACTAAAATGGAGATTGAAGTAATTCCAGAATTCTGGATGTTCTAAGGATGAATTTGTTAGCATCAGTTTTGCAGGCATCAGGTATCGCAGTTATTGCTTTAGGTGCTAGTTTGATCTATCTCCCCGCTGGTTTGATTATTGCTGGCGTTGGAGTTCTTTTATTTGGGTTGGCGTTGGAAAGAAGCAGTAAATAATGTTAGGGAATCTTGCAGGCGAATCTAGGGCAATAAGCTTTCAAAGTATTTGGGGCGCAGGCGATACAACTTCTTATGAAGTGCAGTCTGGTGCTTATGTTGATTACAACACTTCGTTGCAAGTCAATGCTATTTGGGCTTGCGTTTCACTTATTTCAGATACGATTTCTGCGCTTCCAGTAGATACATATATTAGACGGGATGGAATTGCTACGCCTTTTCGCCCTAGACCTGCTTGGGTAATCAAACCTGATGTAATGATCCCTGCAGTTGCTTTCTGGCAACAAACATTGATTAGCTTGCTAACTGATGGCAATGCTTTCGTAAGAATCTTTAGAGATGGCGAAGGCAATATTATAAATATGGTTGTCTTGAATCCAACAGCAGTAACAGTTTCTAGAAATGCTTTGGGTCAAAAACTTTTCACTTATACAGGTGAAGTAAATAAAACTTTGACTACTGACGATGTTCTGCATATTTGCGGTTCTATTATTCTTGCTGGTGATCTGCGAGCAAAATCACCAATAGACACTTTGAAAGAAAACATTGGGTTGGCTATCAGCCTTGAATCTTTTGCTTCCCGTTTCTTTGGACAAGGAACACTTACGCAAGGTGTTATTGAAGTGCCTGGCGCACTCACCGCAGAGCAAGCAGAAAATCTTGCTAAAAGTTTTGACCGCCAACATAAGGGATTCCGTAAAGCCCACAAGACTGGAATTCTTTCTGGCGGTGCAACTTTCAAGCCAACGCAGATTGCTAATGATCAGGCACAAATGTTGGATTCCCGCAGGCTTGCAGTTGAAGACATTGCCCGCGCTTATCGTGTCCCAACAGATATGATTGGTCTAAATAATGGTGGGCAAAGCTACAACAGTATTGAGCAGAAACAGATTGCTTTCGTAACTCATACATTGCGCCCCTGGCTGGCAAAACTTGAAGATGCTTTCTCTAGTCTGCTTCCAGATTTTGCTTTCCTTGCATTCAACACCGATGATCTTCTGCGTGGCGATTATGCAACCCGAATTGAAGGGTATGCGAAAATGCTACAGAATGGTGTCTTTTCTGCTAATGAAGTTAGGCGTAAAGAGAATATGCGCCCAATTGATGGTGGCGATGTTGTTCGCGTTCCTTTGGCGAATGTGAATATTAGTGCTGCAGGATTGACTGAAGAAGAAACAAAGATTGCGATGGCACAGAAACTTATTGGCTTAGGTTTTGTCCCTGAAGATGTTCTTTCTGTTTTGGGCTTGCCTAAGATTGCCCATACAGGCTTGCCTTCTGTTCAGTTGCAGAATCCAACGACTGTTCCTGCGGGCAGTTATGAAACAGGGGAATAATGCCTTACTTTATTCAACAGACTTCCGATGGCTGGAATACAGTCAAAGATGATGGAACTGTTTTGGGCAAACATAAGACTAAGAAGCAGGCTATTGATCAGATGGTTGCTGTTTCTATTGCCGAAAAGATTCCTGTTGGCGGAGAGTTGAAACGGGCTGTTCCTGCGGGAGATTATCAACCGCCTAAAGGGGTTGCTGAAGCCGCTAAACGCGCTTTGGAATGGATTGCAGAAGGGCTTGCAGGTTCAGGCTTTACTTCTGTTGGAAGAAGGCGGGCTTCACAATTAGCTTCTGGAGAATCCGTTTCTGCGGATGTCGTAAATAGAATGATTAGTTATTTTGCCAGACACGAAGTTGATCGCAAAGCAACAGGATTCAATTATGGTGAAGAAGGCTTCCCTTCTGCGGGGCGTGTAGCTTGGGATGCGTGGGGCGGTGATCCAGGCAGAAGTTGGGTCAATAGTTTGCCAAGTGAATCTGCTATTCGCGCTGAAGGTAATCAAATTGGAATTTCTGATTTTGACGATACTTTATTCAAAAATGGCACTTTGAATTCTGAAGTCTATTCTTGGATTCAAGACCAAGATGTTCCTTTGTATGTCGTTACGGGCAGAAAAGAATCTAGTCGCGGTGCTACTACAGAACTGTTGGCTAAACTAGGAATTGATTATTCTAAGTTGATTATGCAACCTAATGATCAGAATGAAAGTGCTAACTATAAAGGAAATACTGCCAGAAAGTTGATGGCAGACGGGTTGGATGTGGTTTTTGTGACTGAAAACAACAGTGAAGCTAGGCAAGCCTATACCGATGCTGGAGTTGAAGCAGTTTTTGCCCCTAATAATTTACCTTCTACGGATGGAGATGCAGTAATGGAAGATCGGCAGTTGGAAGAAATGCCTGCAGGTAAAGAAGACCTTCTAAGCAAATTGCAGGATTTGCAGTCTGATGTTTTGGAAGTTATAGGCAAACTTGCTGAAACTGTTTCCGAACTTGTGGATTTAGTTGAGTCTTCAGACCAGCCTGCGCCTATGGGCGATGCTATGCCACTTGACCCTTCTATGGTTGAAGAAGATGCGGTTCGTTTTGTTGAACCTGAAAAGGTTGCTGAACTTGCACAGCGTGGAGAACGAGTAACTAAAGGAATTGAACGCAGACAAGTTATTCGTGATTTAGAAATTCGCGCTGAAGGCGATGGAATGACTTTACGGGGTTATGCTGCTGTATTTAATTCACCTTCACAGCCATTGCCTTTTACTGAAGTGATTGAGCCTGGCGCATTCAGAGATTCTTTGAAATCTAGAAATGATATCAAATTGCTTTGGAATCACGATACAGGAATCGTTCTTGGAAGCACTAGGGCTGGAACTTTACGGGTAAGTGAAGATGATCACGGATTATTGATTGAAGCTAACTTGCCTGATACCCAAGCAGGGCGAGATGCTGCTACCCTAATCAAGCGTGGTGATGTGAATGCTTTCAGTTTCGGATTCCGAGTTCCAAGCGGTGGGGATACTTGGATTAGCGGAGATCAAAGAGTTTTGAAGCGGGTCAACATTCACGAAGTTAGCGTTGTTTCGTGGCCTGCCTATACTGCTACAGAAGGAACTGCAAGCGTTAGAAGCGTTTCTGAATTGGCAGATAAGATTGCTAAATTAGCGGAACTTCGGGGCGTTTCGGCTGAAGAATTGACTGATGCCCTTCTAGCCCTAGAATCTGGGGAAGAATTGACGGAAAGACAAGGCGAATTGCTAACAGATACTTTGAATAAGGTTCTGCAGAAAGACCCTGAAGTATCTAATCCCCAAGCCCTGCTTGACTTGAAGAAGAAGCAGCTTGACTTGTTGATGCAAAGAATCTAAGATTAGAACTGCGATTGGTTTTTTCGTTTCCTGGTCGCTAAAAAAAGCCGATGCTTTTCCCCCTGTTTTTGTCCGCAGGGGGTTTTTATTTAGGCGTGTATATTCTGGCTGTATAGAATTTATTTATCAGCGCGTTTATCCCTGATCCGATTATGTGAGTTTATCTCTGAATCAAAAATCCCATTTCTAATGTTCTTGAAAGGAACAAAAAATTATGTCCGATTTTCTAGCAAAGCAAGTTGATGCTAAGCAGAAAGCCTGGCACGAAGCTAAGGAACTGATTGATTCAGTTGAAGCTCGTGGCGGTGTCTGGTCTGGCGAAGACGAGCAGAAATACGCTGCTCTAACCGCAGAAATCAACAAGCGCAATGAAATCATTGAGTTGGAACAGCGTGAAGCAAAAGTTACTGAAGCCATTTCTAAGGCTGCTGTAGATTTTGCAGGCGCAACCGCTTCTGACAACGAAGCAGACATTCTGCGTAAGATGGCTGCTGGCGAGATCAGGGGTCACGAATTCCGCGTGATTACTGGTTCTAGCACGGGTGCACCTGTACCGACTTCGTTTTATAACGAGATTGTGAAAGTTGCTCGTCTAGTTAACCCACTTCTTGATTATGCGACTGTAATCAACACCACTTCTGGTGAGAACCTACAGATTCCATCACAGTCAGGATTCTCAACTGCAACTATCGTTGGACAAGGTTCAACAGTCGCGGTTTCAGAACCGAGTTTCAACGCCTTTGTAACTCTCGGTGCGTTCAAGTTCTCCGCATTAGCGCAGTTGTCTAGGGAACTAATCCTAGATTCTG